AAACTCTTACACTTTGGTCAAGAGTATTGCAGAAGAACTTAGAGGACTTGCAGTCGAATATGATGTACCTATTATGTCTGCAACTCAGACTACAAGATCAGGATACGGTTCGACAGACATTGGACTTGAAGATACATCAGAATCCTTTGGATTACCAGCGACAGCTGATATGATGTTTGCATTGATTACCAGTGATGAACTCGAAGAACTAGATCAGTTGGTTGTAAAACAGTTGAAGAACAGATACAATGACCCAACTATATTCAAGAGATTTGTTATCGGTGTAGATAGATCAAGAATGAAACTATATGATTGTGAACAAGAAGCACAAGAAGAACTCTTAGACTCAGGGGATGACTATGATGATAGTGTTCCAGTCGCCGACAGAGGAAGAGACAGATATTCGGACTTTAAGATATGATAAAAAAGAAAAATATACAAAATAGAAGACAAAGAGCCCTAGATACTTTAATGAAGGTAAAGGAACCTAATGATCGTCAAAAGAAGGAGATTGCAATTTTGCAACAGCATCTAAAGCTGCAAAACACTATTGACTCATAAGGTATCATGGGTTATAATGGTAGATGGTACAAAAAATGGTTGGGAAAACATTGAAATCTGATGAAGTAATTGAGAGTATTACCTATAAAATACAACTCAAGAAAGACCTTAGATCGGCCAAATCAAAAGGTGATCTAAGAAAGGCTGATCTTATCCAACTAAAAATAGATCAAATAGAAGAAAAACTTAAGTCGTCACCACTCTCCAAAACCTAAATAGTTGGGTATAACTTTTTTTAGGAGAACATTCACATGACATGGGCAGACGATATAATTGTATTAAATCTTAGAATTGCAAGACAGCAAAGATATGTCGATTACTTAGAGGGTGCTAACTCAAATGTTTTTGGGCCTAGAGGTGCAAATGCAGACCCAATGAATTCATCACATACAAACGGATGTGACCCTGATGATTCAACTGCAGCTGCTCATAGATGGACAGGAACAGGTGGTGCAAACGCATACTTTGCTTGGTGGAGATCACAATTTCCATCCGCAGATGAGAACACAGCTGGTATAGAAGGTGCAGTATATGATGCATGGAAAGACTGGAACGACACACTTTCACAGGACATTGCAAATACAACAGGATATTCAGATATTCTTGCAGGGCATAAGACAACTATTACCAATCTCACAACCAAGAGAGACCTTTTACAAGCAAACATCGACAACGGTGTTGAGCAGAAAACTGCACCCGAATAATAAAAAAGCATAAATAGTAGTATTACACAGGATTATGTGATATACTACTATTATGGGTGCAAAGAACTTACATTTAGAACATTTAGAAGACGAGATCATCAATCAAGGTATTGATGGTGGTCGTGGTGCAATTAATTTTCTTCAAGGTCTAAGAGACATGTTGAAAGGTAATGCAAAGTCAGGGGTCAAGATGACCGTTAAATGGGACGGAGCTCCAGCAATATGGGCAGGGCCTCATCCTGAGACAGGACAATTCTTTGTTGCAAAGAAATCCCTCTTCACCAAAGCACAACTTCACTACACCTCAGAACAACAAATCAAAGATGCACCTGAACTCTCAGGTGATCTACAAACCAAATTCCTAGAAGCATTCAAACACCTTTCAAAGTTAAACTTTAGTAAGATACTACAGGGTGACTTGATGTTTACATCAGGTGATAAGAAGATGTCTACTATTGATGGTGAGTCATTCATAACATTTGGGCCAAACACAATTACATATGCAGTTCAAACATCGAGTGAGCTGGGTAAACAAATAGCTGGTGCAAAATTAGGAATCGTATTCCATACCACATATACAGGTGCAACAATAGAAGATTTGGGTGCATCATTCGGTGCAGACATATCCAAACTAGGACATAGTTCTGATGTATGGGTAGATGATGCAGAATATAGAGATGTCAGTGGTAAAGGTTCGATGACAGCAAAAGAAACTCTCTCGTTAACTCAGGAGTTATCTAAAGCTGGTAAAGCATTCCACGGTATCAAGAAGAAAGACTTAGAGAAGTTCAGAGAATTACAAACTACAATTGCAAAGAAGGGTGCTGGGGCAACTTACAAGACCTATTGCAATTCACTTATCCGACAAGGTAAATTTAAACCCACATATGATGGGTACATGAAACACTTTGAGAACTACTGGAGAGATAAAGTAGTTGGCAAAGTAAAACAAGAAAAGACAAAAGCAATTAAGAGAGATATTGGTGAACAACTATACAATGAAATGAGATCGATCAAGAAGTTTTTAACAAACCTTACACTATTCATGGGACACTTAGTTGTTGCAAAACAAATGATTATTGTTGTACTAAATAGAGTAAAGAGTATAGGAACATTTAAGAAGACTGCAACTGGTTTCGAGGCAGTAAACCCCGAAGGATATGTTGCAATCGATAGAAAAGGTGGTGCAGTCAAACTCGTAGATAGAATGGAGTTTGCATTTAATAACTTTACTGCACAAAAGGCATGGGACAAATGAAGACATTTAACAGATTCTTATCAGAGGCAAAAGAGAAAAGTTGTACATTTACTTTCGGTAGATTCAACCCGCCTACTACAGGTCATGAGTTACTCGTTAAGAAACTTATGAAGGTAGGTTCAGGAACAGATGTATTATTGTTCTCATCACACTCAAATGATAAAAGAAAGAATCCACTAAATCACAGAGATAAAGTTAAGTATCTCAAAAAGTTCTTTGGTAAAATTGTTGTTAATGCAAATGTTAAAACAGTATTTGAGATTGCAAACTATTTACAAGAACAGAAGTATGTAAATGTAAACATGGTTGTAGGTTCAGACAGAGTAAAAGAATTTGAAATGTTATTGACCAAATACAACGGAGTTAAAGCAAGACACGGATACTATAAGTTTAAGAATATAAACATCATATCAGCTGGAGAAAGAGACCCCGATGCAGATGATGTATCAGGAATGTCTGCAAGTAAGATGAGACAATTTGCAGAGGATGGAGATTTTGATTCATTCAAACAAGGTGTACCATCTAAAGGTAGGAGTGTTGCAAAGAAACTATACGATGATATCCGTAAAGGAATGGGTATCAATGAGGGTAATCTTCCTGAATACATGATGGAAGATTTAATAACAGAAGGTGTTTATGACCCAGGCATCTTCAAAGCTGTGTTCCTTATGGGTGGGCCTGGTTCAGGTAAATCAACAGTTGTAGATCAGTTGGCTTTAAAAGCACTAGGTCTTAAGATGGTAAACACTGATAAAGCATTTGAGAATGGACTTAAGAAAGCAGGACTATCTCTTGATCTAAGAGGTGCAGACTTTGATAAGATAGACCCGATTCGTGCAAAGGCAAAGAAGATTACTGGTAAGAATATGGATGCATATATCTCAGGTAGACTAGGAATGATCTTTGACACCACAGCTGCAAACAAATCTAAGATCGTTAGTTATAAGAAGATGTTAGATAAACTTGGTTATGAGTACAAAATGGTATTTGTTACTACATCACTTGCAAATGCACAACAACGAAATGCAAAGAGAGCAAGAAAACTACCATTCGATATCGTACAAAATGACTGGGAAGCTGCAATGAAAAATGCAGACGAATTTAAGAAACTATTTGGGAGAGACTTCATATCGATCACAAATGATGATGACTTCAATACATTGAAGAAGAAGGCAAGTCAACTATACAAAGCTATGTTAACTTGGACATCGAAGTTCCCATCAAACAAGCTTTCTCTTAAGTGGAGAGAACGCATGTTATTAAGGAAACAGGGATAAATACTATTATGGCTGCAAAGAAATACAGAGAATTATTTAAAGAAGCAAATGACAAATCAGCTGCTATCTTTGATGAGGGTAAACTTGTTTCAGATTGGAATAACATTCTAAAAAACATTATGGATAAGATTGAATCGAAACTTGGTAAAGAATATCAGAAGAATTCCGAGAAAGGTATTGCAATGATTAACACCCTAGGTGCAATGGTTGGTGCAAAAGTTACTGATAAGAAACAACAGAAGGGTAGATTATTCCTTAAGTTTGGTGACCCTATAGAAGAAACAATCGAAGAGAATAAGGCTGCAAAACTTCTAAAGAAAGTTAAAGGTCTATCGAAACAACAAATACAAATGTTGTCTCAGTTACCAACACCAGTGTTAACATCGATGATTAACCAGTTGAGTGTTTTAGTTGCTGGGGACATACAAGAAGACGCTGCAGTAGACGCAGCTAATCTCAAGGCAAAACAAACCGAAGAGATGGAAAGACTCAAACAAAAACAAGTCGATGAGATGGAAGCTCTTAAAGATAGACATACAAGACAAATGGATGCAATCAATCTACAGAAAGAGAAAGAAGCACAGAACAAAGCAATCGAGGCAGAAAGAGAAGCTGCAAGAAAGGCTGCAACCAACGAAGAAGTTTTATATGAGAATGAAAAAGGTCTCAAGAACAAAGCAGAGAAATCAGGAATGCCTCTTGGTATATTGAAACAGGTATACAACAGAGGACTCGCTGCATACAAAACAGGACACAGGCCTGGTGCAACTGCACAACA